GCGGTTTGTAAGTAGAGGCGGGGCGGTGGGCGCCCCGCTTCACCCCTCTCTCGACTTCATGCGCGAGCACTCCACGCAATGCCGAGTGCTGACCCATGTAGCCAAGGAATCAATCATGCACGCAACCATCAACTGCGGCGGATGGATCGGCCGCCAGGGCCTCGGCCTGGCTCCCCGCGAACTCGAAGCTACCGCCTGGAGCGCCAGCGAACTGACCGCGAAAGAGGTCGCGCGCAGGATGGGCATAGCCCCAGGAACCGTCGAGAAGCGCCTCGACGACGCCAAATTCAAGCTCGGCGTGCGCAGCGTGCGCGGGCTCGTCCTCGAAGCCTTCCGCCGCGGAATCATCTCGCCGGCCGTCTTCGTGCTCGCATTCCTCGTCGCCGGCCACCCGCTGATCGATGACGACCACATGAACCGGAATCGCAGGCCCAGCAACGAGCGGCGGCTCACAGAAGCCCGCACGGTACGGCGCCTCGAAGAAATCACCATCAACGCATAGGAGAACCATCATGCTGAAGCATCAGGAACAAACCGAAGTTCTCGCCGGCCTGCTCTCCAAAACCGCCCTCGCCCGCATGGCGTTCGCTCTGCGGATCATGGCTCCAGCGGTTGCGGAACCCTACCAAGTTGTTCCTCAGGGGCGCGGATTCTTCCACATCATCGAGACCGCCACCGGGGCGGTGCGCGGGTTCCGCCGGAACCACAACGACGCATGCGCCTATGCAGAGCACTTGAAGCGCCAGCAGGCTGCCAAGTGACCAGGCGTCGAGCAATTCGAACCGGCAGCATCGGTGCAGCCCTGGGCTTCATCGTGCTTGTGTTCACGCTCCCCGCGGCTGTTCGGCAACAGCCACCAAGGACGCCGCCGTCCGCCGCCGCGCCAGCAGTTCAAGAGGCGAAGCCTCGAACGGTCTCCTACCGCTCCAGCTCCAGCCACCAACAGTCTTTTGTCTTCTGAGGTCCGCATGGCAAAGACAAACGCCCAGCGCCAGCGGGAGAAACGCCAGCGACAGCGAGAGGCCGGCATACCCGAGCGCAAGCTGCCCTCCCCGCCGGCGATCGACGCCGCGTTCGAGCGCCTGCAGGCGGTCGGCGATTTCGAGGACTGGCGAGAAGCGTTCTCGACACTGCTACTCAACGCCTCAGCCCTGCCCGATGCCGATCTTCTTCCTCTACTCGTCGTGTCGCGACACGAATACACGCCAAGCGAAAACGTGTCGCGACAACTACTAGCCGCCGGACTCTCCGTAGCCGACGACGAACAGTAACCCACCACCAGATCACCGAAGCTAGCCACCGGCCGGCGCGGCTCTACTCGTCTTGAGACTAAATATGACCCTATCGCATGAGATACGGGTTGGGGATTGCCTGGACGCTCTCCGGGCAATGCCCGACCAGTCGTTTCACTGCTGCATAACCAGCCCGCCCTATTTCGGCCTGCGCGACTACGGCATGGCCAGCCAGATCGGCCTGGAGCAGACGCCCGCCGAGTTCGTAGCGCGCCTGGTGGAAGTTTTCCGCGAGGTCCGCCGCGTGCTGCGCGATGACGGAACCCTCTGGGTCAACATGGGCGACAGCTATGCCTCCATCGCCGGCGGCTATGCACCAGAAGGGTCGGCAGGTAAGCACGACATTGTTTCGCGAAACACGCGCGGCGCAGTGCGGCGCGGTCACCGTCGCAAACCGGCGGAAGGACTGAAGCAGAAAGACTTGATGGGCATCCCCTGGCGCCTCGCCTTCGCCTTACAGGACGACGGTTGGTATCTGCGCCAGGACATCATCTGGCACAAGCCGAACCCGATGCCGGAGAGCGTGCGAGACCGCTGCACTAAGGCGCACGAGTATGTCTTCATGCTCACCAAGTCGCGCCGGTATTACTACGACCATGAGGCAGTGAAGGAAGATGCCGTAAGCGAACACCCCAGCGGAAATGGCTTCAAACGCGACGCGCGCGAGTCCTACAAAAATCTGGATGGCACAGCGCGCGGCAATGACGAGCAGTGGACGGGCGTAGGCGGCAAGCGCAACCGCCGCAGCGTCTGGACCGTGCCCACCGCCGGTTTCAAGGGGGCGCACTTCGCTACTTTCCCGCCCGACCTGATCCGACCATGCGTACTCGCCGGCGCGCCGCGGGGAGGCCTGGTCCTTGATCCCTTCGGCGGCGCCGGCACCACCGCCCTCGTCGCCATGCAGGAAGGTCGTCGGTCGGTGCTCATCGAACTCAACCCGGAGTACGCCGCCATCGCTAGAAACCGATTGGATACGGCCTGGCTGGAAGGGGCCGCTCAACTTGATCTACTCCACGACCAGAAGGAGTCCGTCGCATGATGCCACGTGTATATCTCGCGGGTCCGATGACGGGCCTTCCTGATTTCAACTACCCCGCGTTCAACGCCGAGGAGAAGCGGATCCGCGCCCTCGGATACATGGTCGAGAACCCAGCCGTCAACATGGTCTACCGCGGATCGCCTTGGGAGACATTCATGCGCGACGGGATCAAGCGGCTGATGGACTGCGACATCCTGGCCCTGCTTCCAGGGTGGGAGCGGTCCCGCGGCGCGAACATCGAGCGCAACCTCGCTATCACACTCGGCATGTACGTCGTCGACGCCGAGGCGCTCCCTGAGCCCGACTTCGTCTGCAAGTGCCGCGCAATCCAATTCACCTGCTGCGGCATTCCGAGCGACAACGATCCGTTCGTATGCCGGCGCCTGGCCGGAATGCCGGCATACCTCTCCCCGGAGGATCAACTGGCAACCGCACGTAAAGCCCTCGAGCAGATCGCAGCGCTCACCGACGTCTCTACCGGAGGCATCGGGATGGACGTACTCCAGATCGCGAAGCAAGCCCTCAGCAACTGAGGGCGGCCGCGACGACAAATGGGTGGAGCTTGATCCATATCGTTACCACCTTGCCGAGGATCGAGAGCAGCAAGTAGGCCCGGAAAAGCTGATGGTCGAGTTTCTTCATTTGGGTGGCACCAGGGTTGTTTGTGTAGGCCACATGGTGCTGTCACGACCTTCAGAAAAACCTCTTGTGGGATTTCCACCTCGCATCACGACCAGCCAAATTCAACCTCCATTCGTCGCCATCAGGCGAGAGGTATTCCCTATGTCCGCAGAAAAGCCGCGGGAGCGGCCAATCCTGTTCAACGACCAGATGGTCCGCGCCATCCTAGACGGGCGCAAGACAGTCACGCGGCGAGTGATGAAGCCGCAACCCACGCCCAGCAAAAGCGGCGGCCACCATTGGCCGTGCAAGGTCCACCAGTCGATGCTTCATGTTGAGCGAGAGCTTCAGAATGGCGATGGCTGTTGGTGTGGGCTGGCAGAGGCTGCCTGCCCCTACGGCCAGCCAGGCGACCGCCTGTGGGTGCGGGAAGCATGGCAAGGGCCGCTGATTTCCGATGAGGAACAGGCCGCTAACCAGTCATGGTGGAAGGACATGACGAAGTTCCAGAACCCAGGGCACTGCGCCTATCGCGCCAGCGGCGACGACAACGAATACGTCGATCCCGACGGCTACTTCCACTGCAAATGGAAGCCAAGTATCCACATGCCCCGCTGGGCCTCCCGCATCCTGCTGGAGATCACCGCTGTTCGCGTCGAGCGCCTACAGGACATCAGCGAAGAGCAGGCGTTGGCAGAGGGAGTGCGCGGCGAGCCATGCGACCACACTCGGCAAGCCTGCGCCGATATCGGCTGCTGGGGCGACACAGCCAAGGGGGCGTTCGGCTTCCTCTGGGAATCGCTCAAAGGCGAGGGAAGCTGGGCCGCAAACCCATGGGTCTGGGTCGTCGAGTTCAAGCGGGTGACGCCGTGAACCGCCCCATCTACTGCCGCACAACTGGCCAGCGCATCGGGCAATGCAACTGCATCCGGTACCGGCCTCCCGAGGAAACGCCATGCACACCCTCAACCTGACCGCGCTGTTCCTGGACGGCGAGGATGGCCAGCGCCTGGCCGAGGTCAACGGCCTCCCACGCCTCGGCGCCCTGCTCTCCTCATCTCAACTGCGCCAGCTCGCGCGACAACTGAACGAGATCGCAAACGACGCAGACCAGGGCGCCAGCGGTGAGCACTGCTACACGGCACCACCTTACGGAGCCTGCCCATCATGCCATTCGACGAAAGCCCCGCAGTCCGCCGCATAAACGCCCTCTGCTCTCCCGCGCCAGCACGCTACCTGCACATTCCCACCGGCATTCACTGGGTCGTCATCGACAGCCTGGGCAATGTCCTGCAACTCGAAAACATCGAACGCCGGCGCCGACTGATAACCGTTTCTGACCTCGAAACCGAGGCCTGGAGAAAGCTCCCATGACCGAATCAAAGATTTGCACCTGCCCTTCAGGCGACGGCTCCCTCGTCCATCCGTGCCCGGCACATCCTGCGGTAGATCAGGCAGACGTAGCTGCCAAGCTGACCTTCATCAACGGAAGGCCCGCCATGTGCGGGTGCCAAGTGGAATACAGCGACGGCGGAGGCGAGTACTCCGACGTAATCTACGTGACGCTGTGCGCCAAGCATTCTGGCAGCGCGATTCTGGATCTGGTGGCGACCAACCGAATCGCACTGACGCCGGAGTACGAAGGCCAGTGGCACGCCGACCTCTACCTGGATCGGGAGATTCCTCTTGCGAAGGTCGAGGGCGCGACGCCGGCCGAGGCGGTCCTTGCCCTCATGTCGGCAGAGCGCATCGACCCCGAACAGGAATCGGTAGAGCAGGCAGGCGGGGATGAGCGTGCAGAGTTCGAGCGCGCATTCACCGTGCAGGAAGGCATCTACTTCGACGACAAGCGCGGCGAATACCGCTCGATGAATCTCTGCGCGATTGAAGCTAGCGATGCCCAGGACCTGAATCTGCAGCTGCAAGGCTGGCAAGCCCGCGCCGCCCTGGCGCAACCATCCCCAGTGCGCTCGAGTCTCTTGATCAACGGATACCAGTTGCGCGCCGCCCTGGACTTCATTGCGCCGGATGGCACTGCCGAGCAACTGGAAAGCGAGGCCTGCATCGAGTGGCGCCAGCAGGATGCCGATTTCCTCGAAGCAGGCCTATACGCCTTCTGCGCTGAGTATCCCGAAGAAGGCGGCGTCTTGTTGGATGAGGAGCCAACCACTGCGCAACCATCCCCGTTGCAGTCCGAGCAGGCAGAGGCGGAGCGGCCGGAGGTTGTGGCGTACTTCGACCGAAACTATCCAAGCACCGGCGATGCCTTCATCTGGTCGAACTATGAGGGAAGCCCATACGAGCCAGTGATGACCGTCGCCCAGCATGAGCGCATCGTCGTAGCTGAGAAAGGCAAGACCGCAGCGGCAATGCTAGAAAGTCACCGTCAGTTTGTTCGCCAGTTCGAAGAAGGCACAGCCGAGTTGATCGCCCAGCGCGACGCCGCCCTGGCCAGGGTCGCTGAGCTGGAGAGGCAGGAGCCGGTAGCTCTCGCCAATCGGGGCCTTCATGCCTTCTGGGTGAAGTGGACGGAGGCCGCCGCCGGGCTCTACGGCCCAGGCATCAAGCTCTACGCCGCCCCTGTAGCCCAGGCTCAGCAACTCAACGACCTGGACAAACAGTGTCGCGATGACGTGGCACGTGCGCTTGGTTTGCGCCCGAATCAGGAGCGCGGCTTCGCCTGGTCCTACCTGTTGGCGTCGATCAAGTCATGCGTGAAGGCCTCCGGGGATAGCGCCCAGGCTCAGCACAGCGTGCCGGGGGATATCATGCGTGATGCTCAGAGGTATCGCTGGCTTCGTGACCAGCAGTTCTACTTCTCCTTCTCGACCGAGAACAGTGACGCCGGAATCAGTAGCTGCACAGCCGGCATGTCCAGCAGGTTCAAAAACCTTTCGTGGGTAGATGCTGCGATTGACTCAGCTATCGCCGCCGCGCCCGGCAAGGAGGGGGTGTGATGCTCAGGTCACTAAAAGTCTGGTGGTACCTGCGCAAAGCTAGGCAGGCCTACGTCCGCTGGATACGGGCAAATGATGATCTGGACTGCGGTAGCCATATGGCTGCCGTGATCCGCCCCATGGTTCAGCAGCACATCGAAAACCAGGCCCAGTTGTTCGATATCTACATGAACAAGCTGCGCGACCTGGGCGAACAAGTTCCGTCTGGACGCCTCAGCAAGGAGGTAGGTCATGAGTGAGGTGAAGCGGTACTACTCGTTCTTCACAAGCCATCCGGGAGATTGGCGCCCCTACTCCAAGGAGCACCACGACATGGTCAGAGCAAACCCTCAGGACTGGCCAGGCTATGAAGTGCGGGAGTTGGCAGTTATTCCAGCGGGCCATGTGGTGGTCAGCGAGGGGCTGTTGCGACGCTTGCTCGACAGCGATGGTATCGACGGCATATTCGATGCGCAGCAAAACTACGCAGCGCATCAAGAACTCCGCGCCCTGCTGAGCGAGCAGGAAGGAGGGAAGCAATGAGAGAGGTAACTGAACTGGATTTTCGCCGGCCGGAGTTTCGTGACGCCAAGGTCGAAGATTACGAGTTCCGCCAGGACGGCGCGCTAGTACGAAAGGATCGGTGGGAGCGCGGGGTTCGCGCGATCGTCGCTGCGCTAGGCTGGTCTCGAAGGGATTTCGAAGTGGAAGATGTTGTGTCCGAGGTTACGCGGTATGTCGGAGGGTGGATGGATGCAGATCCTGAAGATTTTACCGATATGCTTCTACAACCCGTTGATATCAAGATGCCGTGCGGCTCTGTATTAGCTGAGTGCGATGCAATTGACGGATGCCTTGTCTGGAAATTCAACGGGGCAACGTTCACCCAGGAAGATATAGGGCAAGCGGTTCAGAAGTGGCGACGCACGAAGATCCATCAGGACGTTGCGTAGCCACCCATCGCCAACCACTGTACGCATATACAGCAATTCGGATAATGGGCTACCCACTACCCGGATTGAATATGCGCACGAAAACCTTCCGCCCGCCGCGCCGGCATGAGATCGCCGGCCTCCGCTACTACCGCACCGCGTCGGCTTACAACTGGCTCGGCTTAGCGATGGCACATCCGACTCGCGCAATCCAGTTGCTGCTCGAACAGTGTGAGCCAGACGTGCTTTCGCCGATGTTCGAGATTGAGATCGACGCGATCCTGAGCCAAGCCGACGAATACGCAAAGACCGGCCAGGTGCTCGAGCGCGAGCAACTGCGCGAAATGCTCATGCACCTGATCGCCAAAGCGGCGGGCGACTGATCCGGAGCCCCAATGAAGAAAGCTCTCTCCCGCATGGCGGCAGTAGCCGTAATTGGCGCCAGCCTGGTCGCGCTACACGCAGTGATCGAGCTAGCGCCAGCATTCGCAGCCCTGCAATGGGGCTGCTCGTTCTAACCGCACGGTAGCCGATAGGCTGCCATTCCCCGAAAACCATTTTCCCGACCAGCGCCAGCAGGACGGGGAGGTATTGTCCAATGAAACTCGTAACCCTAGAAGAATGGGCGGCTGAGCACTTCAGGACGCCGCCGAGTATCAACACCCTCCGCAGGTGGGCAAGGGATGGCTGTATTATCCCTGCTCCCGTAAAGCATGGTCGAAGCTACTGCGTGAGCCAGGATGCGGAGTACAGCAGTCAAGAACCTGCCAAACGCTCAGAACCTGGCGAAAGTCTGATATCCCGCATAAAGAGCGCACGCCATGGCACCAAGGCCGCGTAAAGAGGGGTCAAAAGACCTCCCCCCAAACCTGTACAAGAAGACGGACTCTCGGTCAGGCGTAACCTACTACGCCTATCGGGATCCAGTAAGCGGCCGGATGTTCGGCCTGGGAAAGGACAAGGCCCGCGCGATTCGGGAAGCGATCGAAGCAAACCACACGGAATCGCTTCAGCCGACTATCGCCGACAGGCTCAGTTCTGAGCCATCACGTCCGCCGCGGCTATTTGACGACTGGCTCACCGAGTATGAAAAGATCTACGTCGAGCGCGGCCTGGCGGCGGCCAGTGTCCGTAATACTCGGATGCGCCTGAAACGGCTGCGCGCCAGGTTCGGAACGATGGACATCCGGGATATCGGGACCATTGATGTGGCCGGCTACTTCTCGGAGATGGCGAAGGAAGGGAAGGCACAAATGGCCCGAGCCATGCGATCCCTTCTGCGTGATGTTTTCATGGAGTCGATGGCGGCCGGATGGACTGACAAAAACCCGGTGGAGGTGACGAAGGCGGCGCGGGTTAAGATCAAGCGCGAGCGCTTGACCCTGGAGACATGGCGTCTGATCTATGCCGAGGCGAAACAGCCCTGGTTGAAAAGAGCCATGGAACTGGCGGTTATTACCGGCCAGAGGCGGGAGG